GCTGCTGCAGCACCTGCACCAGAAGCTCCAGCTGAAGCTCCAGCAGCAGAACAACCTGCAGAAACTGAATTAGATCCTGCAGCTCGCGAAGCATTAGCAGTTCAAAGATTTGTCGATCATTTGAAAGAAGAAACTGGTAATATTGCTAGAATCAAATCAATTTCAAAAGTTATTAATGTAGTGTTACAAGATTCAGAACCTGAAGATTATAAAAACTTTTTCGAAATGTTGAGATCATTAGCTATTAATAAACTTCAGAGAGGTCAAACTAAAAAATCTAATACACCAAATAAATAATAAGTTATGTCTAAAAAGTTACAAAATGTTAAAGCTATTCAACAAATGTTGGATGGTAGTCATAAATTTCAAACTAAGAAAACTATTGGTTTTTCTGATGCTGAAAAAACAGCAAAAGACAATGAACGCCATCTAGTAGGCGATGTATGGGAAGATGTTGATATAGCAACAGGTATTACATATATTGTTGAACAAAAAGATGGCTTCCGAATTCGTAAACCAAAAAATTCAGAAATATTTCAAGAAATTCGAGAAGAATTAAGAGCTTTTCCTAATTGTCGAAAAGATGTATGCACATGTGCCGGTAAACATCCTATTGATCAAAAGATGCGTAAGATTCACGGAATGTGTTTTGATTGCACAATTGAAATGGAACATGAATTGAAGAAAGCGGGAACGTATGAAGAATATGAACGCCAAAAAATACGAGAAAATGCATTAGCATGGTTAGCATCTGCAGAACGCGATGTTGTTATGTTGAAAGAAGCATATACACAAGCATCTCAATTTGTTAGTAGCGGCAACGGTGATGTTGAAACATGGACACAAAAAATGACACCAGAAGAATTTGAAGAAACAGTACAAAAACAATTTGATAAATTCAAAGAAAACTTTTTAAATAATTTAAACAAGGAAACAGAAAATGAAAATGATTAAAAAATATTGGGTAGCTATCGTTGTTGGTATCGGCGCAATTATTGCATTTTTTCTATTTAATTCAAAAAAGAAATCAAAAAAAATAGAAAAAATTGCTGAGAAAATTGAAGATAATACAGAAAAGATTATCGAAACAGAAAAAAAGATTGAAGTAATCAAAGAAAAAACAGTGGCTGCAAAAAAAGAAGCAGTTAAATTGAAAAATGAAATTGCTGAAATTGAAGAAGCTAAAGAAACAATTGAAGTTGTAGAAGTAGCAATTGAAGATGCAAAAGAAAATATTTTGAAAAAAACACGTAGAAAAAAATGAAAAAACTAATTATCATTTTATTATTTCCAGTTATTGCATTTTCGCAAAAAGGAAAAACAAAACCAGATACGTGTTTTACACAATCTGAATTAGCAGATATTTCATTTGTACTAGATTCATTATGGACTGCAGATGATATTAATAATGAACTAATTGTTAAATATCGTAGTTTAGTTAAACAACAAGACTCAATTGCAACTTTAGATTCATTGCATATTGCAGAACAAGACAATGAAATTAAATTGTTAAAATCTAATATTGAATTATATAAAGAACAAATTAAATTGATGCAACCGAAATGGTCTGACAAAAAAAGTATCTGGTACGGATTTGGATTTTTATCAGCATTAGGCACCGGAATTTTAGTTAATCAACTAGTAAAATAATATGACGCAACCAAATATAAAACAGATCATTCAACAACAATACACGATGTGTGCGAAAGATCCTGTTTTCTTTATGCGTCAATATTGTTATATACAACACCCGAAAAAAGGAAAGATTAAATTTAATCTATTTCCATTTCAGGAAGATTCATTAACTGAATTACGAGATAACCGATATAGTGTTATATTAAAGTCTCGTCAGTTAGGTATCTCAACTTTATCAGCCGGCTTCGCATTATGGAGCATGTTGTTTAAAGAAGATTTTAACGTACTTGTTATTGCAACAACTCAGGAAGTAGCAAAAAATCTTGTAACAAAAGTACGTGTCATGCACGATAATTTACCTAGTTGGTTAAAGGGTAACATTGAAGCAGACAATAAACTTTCATTAAAATTTAAAAACGGTTCACAAATTAAAGCAGTATCATCTGCCACTACCGGTGCACGTTCTGAAGCATTATCATTGCTTATCATTGATGAGGCTGCGTTCATTAGAAATATTGAAGAAATATGGATAGCATCGCAAGCAACATTATCAACAGGTGGGGGTGCAATTGTATTATCTACTCCTAATGGTGTTGGTAACTGGTTTCACCAAACGTGGGCAGATGCTGAAGCAGAGGTTAATGGATTCCATACAATTAAACTGCATTGGACAGTACATCCGGAACGCGACCAAGATTGGCGAGATCAACAAACGCAACTATTAGGTGAACGTGGTGCTGCACAAGAATGTGACTGTGACTTTATATCATCAGGTCATACTGTAATAGATGGTGGTATATTATTAGAATATGATGAAAAATGTTCTGAGCCTATTGAGAAACGCGGATTTGACAATGGCTATTGGATATGGGAATATCCGGATTATCAAAAAGATTATTTAGTAGTAGCTGACGTTGCACGAGGTGATGGGGGCGACTGGTCAACATTCCATGTTATTGACGTACAAGATATACGACAAGTTGCTGAATATAAAGGTAAACTGCCACCAAAAGATTTTGGCAATATGCTTGTAACAGTTGCAACAGAATGGAACAATGCATTATTAGCAATTGAAAATGCCAATATTGGTTGGGCTGCAATTCAGCCAGCATTAGATAGAGGCTATGAAAATTTATTTTATACATATAAAGATGACGGATATGTAGATGTAGATGTACAATTGAAAAAAGGTTATGATATGAAGGATAAAAGCCAAATGGTTCCTGGAGTATCAACTACAACACGTACACGACCATTAATGATATCAGCATTGGAAATGTATATGCGAGAGCGAACACCAGTAATTCGTAGCAAACGATTAATACAAGAACTTTTTGTATTCGTTTGGCTAAATGGTAAAGCTCAATCTCAAACGGGATATAATGATGACCTCGTAATGGCATTTTGTATCGGGTTATGGTTACGTGACACAACACTTAAGTTAAGACAGCAAGGAATTGAATTAACAAAACGATCATTGTCACAATTTCAAAAAACAGAACCAGTAATTTATACCGGGAAACCTAACAACAATGCCGATGGCTGGAATTGGAATAATGGCTTCCACGATGAAAATTTAACCTGGCTTCTGTAACAAGTTATATTTATTATAAAAATAATATTATTATGGCGTCTCTAAGAAAACGTTTACAGAATCTATTTAGTACCAACGTAATTGTACGTGCGTACGGAAAAGATAAACTACGAGTGGTTGATACCAATCGTTTACAAGGTGTAGGTAACCTAGGTCAAAGCAAAATTGCTGATAGATATACTAGAATGCATGGTGCTAATAAGCACATGGTTGGTGGAATGGGTGGATATGACTCTAACTACTATATGCATCAAAATCGTATGCAGCTTTATGCTGACTATGAAATGATGGACCGAGATCCAATCATATCATCAGCACTTGATATATATTCAGATGAATCAACATTAGCTGATCAATTTGGAGATATATTAACTATTAAAACAAATAATACGCAAATCCAAAAAATACTTTATAATTTATTTTATGATGTATTAAATATTGAGTTCAATTTATGGACCTGGATTCGTAACATGACCAAATATGGTGATTTTTTCTTGAAATTGGATATTGCAGATGAACTTGGAGTATTAAATGCTCGACCATTTTCTAGTTACGAAATTGAACGTTTTGAAGAATATGATGAAGTAACGGGTGAATACAAAATTACTTTTAAACATGTAGGCTCTCCAAATTTCCCATATGATGTTTTTGAAATTGCACATTTCCGAATGTTATCAGATTCTAACTTCTTACCATATGGTAGATCAATGTTAGAAGGAGCTCGTAAAGAATTTCAAAAATTAATGATGTTAGAAGATGCAATGCTTATTCACAGAATTATGCGCGCACCTGAAAAACGTATTTTTAAAATTGATATTGGTAATATTCCGCCAAATGAAGTTGATTCATTCATGGAACAAATTATCAATAAAATGAAAAAAATTCCACATATTGATTCACAAACTGGAAATTACAATTTAAAGTTTAATCTTAACAACATGTTGGAAGATTATTACTTACCAGTCCGAGGAGGTCAATCATCTACTAGTATTGATACTTTACCAGGTATGACTTTTACGGGTATGGATGATATTGAATATGTTAAAAACAAAATGATGGCTGCACTTAAAGTTCCTAAACCATTCTTAGGCTTTGATGAAGGTGTAGAAGGAAAAACAACTTTAGCATCAATGGATATTCGTTTTGCTAGAACAATTGAACGTATTCAAAAAATTGTAGTTTCAGAATTAACTAAAATTGCAATTGTACATTTATATGCACAAGGTTATGAAGGCGAAGATTTAGTAGGATTTGAATTAGAATTAACAGCACCATCAATTATTTACGATCAACAAAAAGTTGCATTGATGACTGAAAAGATGACATTAGCAACATCAATGAAAGATAGTAAATTAGTTTCTGACAAATACATATATGAATATATCTTTAATATGTCAGAAGATCAATGGCTGCAACAAAGAAATGATATTGTTGAAGATTTAAAATTACGTTTCCGTCAAAATCAAATTGAACAAGAAGGAAATGATCCAGCAATCACCGGAGTATCATTTGGAACGCCACACGATTTAGCATCAATGCATATGAGCAGTGATGACGTTGAAGAAAAAGATTTAGGCGGAAGACCAAAAGAAGGAATAAAATCCGGACAACATAAAAATGCATTTGGATGGGATCCGACAGGTAGAAAAGAATTAAAACAAGCCTTTGATCCAGAAAACCAAAAATCAACATTTACACCGGATGCAAGAAGAGACAGAACAGTACGACCAATTTCGACAGAAAATCACGACATACTAAAACATCTTAAATCTAAAAATAAAACATCTAAAATGTTATTTGAATCATTAAAATCTAATAAAATAGATAATGATGCTAATGACAAAGGTACGTTATTGGACGAAAATAACATTTTGTAAGAAACATTATATTTATATTAAAAATAAACGGTCGTAAACCTATGAAGAAATTAAAACATTCAAAATATAAGAATACTGGTATTCTTTTTGAAATGTTAGTGCGTAAATTAACTTCGGAAACGTTGTCTTCGAATAAAACTGTAACAGTTGATATTATTAAAAAATACTTCGGCAAAAATACAGAATTATCGAAAGAATTACAACTCTACAACGCATTAGTAAAAGAGCAATTCCGTAGTGAAGCACAAGCATTGGATTATATACGTACTGTAAAATCAACACATTCAAAATTAAATCAAACGGTATTAAAACGTCAGCGTTATAATTTAGTAAAAGAAATTTCTGAAAAATTTGTTTTTACTAATATGTCTAAAATGCATATCAATAACTATAAAGTATTAGCTTCTATTAATATGATATTTGAACATGACGAAACTGATAATCCGAAGCAATTGTTAGAATGTAAAAATGCTATTTTACAACACGCAATGATCACAGAAAAAGTTAAACCAATAAAAGATCCAGTTTTAGAATCATTTGAATCACAACCAAAAGATCTACGTTTATTATCATATAAATTACTTGTAGATAAATTTAACGAGAAATATTCAGGTTTAGATGAATCTCAAAAACAACTTTTAAACAAGTACATTACTCATGTAAATGATACTGCTGCTTTAAAAGAATATGTTCAAGTTGTTATTCCTGCAATCAAAAAAGATTTAGCGCAACAATCAAAACATATTTTAGATAAAGCAACACAAATCAAAGTACAAAAATTATCTGAAATGCTTTGTACGGTTGAAAACATGAAAACAATTAAAGAATCTCATATACTTTCTTTGTTACGTTATTTTGATTTAGTTCGCGAATTGAAGGAGATGCATTAATGAAATCATTTTTAAAAGAGATTGAAGACAAGTTTCAAGATTTAGAAGAAACATGTACATGCGGTAAACCTGGTTGTCCCGAATGCAATCCCGAAGGTCTCGATGAAATGAGTGCTACTGGAGCTGTTGCTGGTTTTAATACACCTGCAGCATTTGCCAAACCAGGTAAATGGAAAAGTAAAGATATAAAATATGAATCTGTAAATACTCCGCCATCTTTTAAATGGAGAGAAACAGGATATCAACAACCTGAATCTGGAGAAGAAACGTCTCAGGATAAATTTCCATTTTCAACGGTCAACGACAAATGGCCAAATAAAGATCAAGAATATCCAGTTAAATTTAGCAACCAACCATATGGAACTGCAAATATAAAAGATACAACAACACGTGTAGGTAATTTACCGGATACATCTACACCTATTAAAAAAACATCGAATTATATGCAAGTTCACGAAGCAATGGATCGTAAGTATGAACAACTTATTGAATCATATAGAGCATTTGCAACAGGTGATTCGAAACTAACGCCGGAACAAAAAGTTAAAAATACAATTAAAGAGGTAGCAAAAAAACTTCAAGAAATTGAAACATTAGTTAACCATACTTCAAGATTAAAAACTGAATCAGGTTTATCTAGAATGGGAATTGGCAACGCAGCAGATAAAGCATTAGTAAAAATATCAGAACGATTAACAAAAATATCAGAACGAGTAAGAGCATTAGGAGAATAGTATGTCAAAAAACCTTATCGTAGAATATATGCCATTTAAGCCGATGGGAACATTGTCAGAATCATCTGGCGATGCATATGGCGTACCTGGTGGTTTTGTTGTACAAGGAATTTTGCAGCGTGCAGGAGCAAAGAATCAAAACGGTAGAATATATCCTAGAAACATTTTAGAAAGAGAATGTAAAAGATATCAACAAGAATATATTAGCCAACATAGAGCATTAGGTGAATTAGATCATCCAGAATCGTCAGTAGTCAATTTAAATAACGTTTCACACAACGTTCTTAAAATTTGGTGGAAAGGCGATGATTTATGTGGCGCGGTACAAATTCTAGAAACACCATCTGGTAAAATTCTTAAAGAACTTTTTAAAGCAGGTATTACTTTAGGTATATCATCTCGTGGTTTAGGTTCTGTTAAAGAATTACGTAGTGAGGGCGTAGTAGAAGTACAAGAAGACTTTGAATTGATATGTTGGGACTTCGTATCAAATCCTTCTACACAAGGGGCTTTTATGCGGCCTACGAGCATGCATGAATCAGTTAATAAAAATATACAACCAAACAAATACGGCAAAGTAAACAGCATTATTACATCAATTTTATGTGATGATGGCAAATGTAGGATTATATAATGGCAACACCAAATTTAAAATTTATTCTAGAAACTATTTTAGAAGATCAACCAAAACCAATGTCTAAAGACGAAAAACGAGCATTCGTACAAGAAATTGCAAACTTTTCAGCATTGGGTGATTCTGTATATGGAAAAGGCAATTTAGAAGAACTTGTTGAACGTGTTAAAAATATTGTCGAACGTGCAGAGCGTGTTATGACTGAAAGTGATG